GTCCGCATCCTGCGTATAGCAGTGTTCAGGACGCACAACTCATACCAAGACAGCCCAGCCGTGTCTGATTCTATAAAGTCCATCACTCACCCCCTACGTTACGGCGCCTTGCAATCACAGCTTCGCAAATACGTTTGAGAGTAAAGAGGTCGTCCATGTCGAGGCATTCATCCAGCAAATCCTCGTTTACGATAACGGAAGCATGGATAGCGGGTTGAAAGGGTTGCGCTGAATCGACACATACATTGAGAATCCATTTGAATGAGTCAGGTAGTTGGACCTTGTCTTCCATCACTCACCTCCATTGTGTGCTGAGAGTTTCTGATTGAGTTCGGAGATTGCTGCTTCGAGCACGGGGTGGTCTGCTGATCGTAAATAGCGGGGAGACATTACGGCTGCGAAGTACATAGGGCGCTTGCCGGGTATCCGATAGAGCGACATATTCTCAAGGTGACAGTAGTAAATGTCCGTCATTGGTCGGCGTTTACCTTTGTGATCCTCGTCGCGTTCGACGTATATCCATTCGTAGGTATCAACCGGCATCACTCACCTCCCTGTTTGGCCAGACGCTCTTTAAATGTCGAATAGTTTCCAACTGCAGTGTCAAACACATCGTCTTTGTGCCAAGTAAATAAACGAGAAGACGCTTCCAGAAGCTCATCCAATGTCATATTGGAAGGAACAAACTCCTCTTGACCAAGACCATGGAACTTTCCGTCTTTGTATGAAGCTGTTGCAGCCTCCATTACAAGCGGAATATTCTCACGAAGAACACCCTGATTACGAAGAACAGAACGAATGCTTTCCAGCCTTTCCTGTCGTGGGTCTGGCGGATACAAGTGCTTTTGTAGCTCTTGTACCGAAGGCGCAATGCCGTACTTGGTCTGCTCTCCTCGCTTTGAAGCGATTACAATGTAGTGCTTAGGGCAGGACGGCCTCTCTGTAGACAGGTTTACCTTGGTCTCACCCAATGAGTAAAGGTGTCTACCAATGCCCCACTTTACAGCGGCCCTCTTGAATGCGTCAGAGATTCCACCCTTGTCGCCCTCAATATTAGTATTGCCTGCACCATCAGACTTAGTGACCCACTCGCCATCTACCTTAATAGATAGCTCACACATGTTCTTACCATTGGGCGTCTCGAAGTACTTGTCTTGCCAGTTACCCGGACCAACGGCTGAGTCCAGTCTATTCATTACAGCACGCGCATCCAGATAGCAGAGCACACGCGCCCAGCTTCCAAACGACCTATCAATACGCCAGAAAACATCTTCATCATCGAAGGGTTTTGTCAGTTTATTCCAATCCATTATCAATCTCCTTTTTGAGATACATTGCCAGGTTTTGAAGACTACCTAAAAAGGTAGCTGAAGGGACTCCTTGTGGAGCCATAAGCCTCTTTATGAGGACATGTGTTGGGGGATAGCCCCGCTTTACTATGTGAGCGATATCGGGGGATGTAACCCCAGCATCGCGAAGCAACTGATTAACTGTGATACCCCTTGCTGATGCTACAAGGGACAGTCTGTGGCGGAATGATTCCACCGGGAGGTCTGTTCTTTTCTTCTTACCCACTGTTAACCCGTTGTTATCAGGTGTCAAGCAGGAAAGTCAGGTGACCAGTCTGGTTCTACGAACCCTTGGTCTCGTGAATCGTAGACACGTTGCACGTTTAGCTGAGAGTAGAGAGTGATGCTTTTCTTAGAGTGGTCGCGACTCTTAAGCGCTATCAACTCGAAGGGTTGCATCCGACATGCAAGCTCCTCGTTTGTGTACTCTTGACCCATTGGCTTCTTAGGCTTCTTGTATTGGAACTGACGATAGACACCAAAGGCAAGAGCGGAATCATGTAATGGTTTATCAGAGCCTCTAAAGTGGTGGGAGTTTGGGACACCCTTACGTCCCTCGCTAAAGGATTCTTCTGTGCCTCTATTAAGCTGCATCATAGATACAATAGCTACGTTCTCTTGCTTAGCGCATCGCCGAAGGGTCTCGCTTATCTCATCAACTTCCCAAGAACGATTACGTGTACTTGGAAGGTGAGTTGGTGGACGTATTAGTTGTAAGTAATCAACCCAGATAACCTTACATCCATGCTGTCTTGCCATCCTACGTATTGAAGACTCAACTGAGTCAGCAGTATTCGAGTTGTCATCAAGGTAAATGGGTTCCTTTGCAAGCATATCTGCAGCTTGCATTACCTCCTCAGCCTCAGCCTCAGACTTCTCATGCAATGCAGATATAGATACACCTGCAATAATAGAAGCCATACGGTCTACCAGCTTCCATCGTGGCATCTCAATAGAGAGTACACCCTGGGGTATACCTGATTGTGCAGCACGAAGGACAGCAGACACCAGGAACATGGTCTTACCAATCTCAGGGCGACCACCAATGATTGTCATATAGCCACGAGGCCATCCAACGTAATGCTCATCAAAGGAACCAAACCCAGTAGGTACATACTCTACTTCTTCACCGGACATAATACGTCCCCATGAAGCCTTGCGTTCTGCCGCAGCCTCTTGCATTGAGAGGATGCTCTTTATTGAATCAACGCCACCACTTACATCAAGCACTGATGTTTCTGCAAAGTTTATAATCTGGTCGGGCGGTAAAGTAAGGTCATCAAGGTGGCCAAGTATCTGCTTAGCAGAAAGCTCAAGCTGCCTAAGCCTATTGAATGAAACTATTCTCTCAGCAAACTTTCTAAGTTGTTGGTCACTTACGATTGTGTCATCACCAAGACCACAAACATATGTAATACCACCAAAATTATTTATTGTTTTACTGCCTACACTATCTACTAATGAAACAACGTCAGCAGGTTGTCCTTCTGAAAATCTACTAACTATCCATTTATAAATATTCTTATGGTACTCATTAGAAAATGAATTTAAATTTAGAACATCATCAACTAGTACTAGTTTAGTACCACTAGATACTAGTAGAGTTCCTAGTACTTGTTGTTCTGTCTGTCGTGGTTTGAGATTTCTCTCTTTATCGGTCATGTCAGCCCCTTATTCTGCTGCTGTTGGTCGGTGGCCGCTTGCTTGGTCGGCTTCAGGGTGTTAACCCAGGGTCAAGAGGTGGGCAAGTGAAAAGTCAAGATCATCCCGCACAAGGCTTTAGCCTTGTGGTTTCTAAGATTCTTCGCGAGCGTAGGCGAGACGCGGGCTTCTCTCAGCGGGCGCTTGCGGAGCGCGTCGGAGTGACGGCAGCAAGCATCTGCTACTACGAGTCAGGCAAGCGTGTGCCATCATTAACTACATTCATGAAGCTCAAGTGTGCGCTTGAGTTTTCTTTGCGTGATTGCATTACAATTATTGAGGTACTTAACAATGAAGAAGGCGTGGACTACTAAGAATAATATTGTAGTACCAAATAAAGCATTAGCAGGTGGACGGATAGACCTAAGAAAGCTTGGTATACCACTTGGTTGGTATCATAAACGACAGCGTAAGAAGGTGCGCTGGCAAATATTAAACGTAGGTCTAATACAAATAGGTATTACAACTTACTTTGTTGGTGTTTGCGTAAGTAGAAAAGATATCTTTATAGGTAGAGACGGAAAGCTTTGGAGGTATGAGGGTATCCAATTGCGTGAGCAGGTTCCATCCATCCTTGGATTAGATAAAGAAGATCTTACGGCGTGGGCTGATGCTATCTCAAGAGCAATAATAGACAGGCTGTCTTCCGAAAACGAAACAGAAGTATTAGATAAGTCAAACCTTAGATATCGTAAGATAGTAAAGGCTCTTGTACAGCAAAGAATACTGGACGCAGCAACCCTTGGGTATGAGTGTACACCTGAAACATTTGCTCGCGGTATATCAGTAAGCTGGGACTACCTTGACTTACTAAATCCACGCATTGCATCCATAAGACATGCAACATTAGTATCTCTTGTTCTTGCTTTAGAGGCGGACAAAGCAGCACAGCTAATAGAACTTGCAGCACTAATAGAGATGCGTGTTCCAATGGTATCAAGAGAAGCAGCACTATCCATCTATCAACAGTCAGTGTCCTTACTATCGAGGTTGTGTCCACAATGGTGGAACCAGGGGTATACGTGCAACTGGTCTCTTGTTGGAGACATAGACAGACTATTTCGTGCTCAATATATACGCATGATTAACAATGCTTTTGATTCTGGTATCCAGTTTGAAACTGCTGGGGGTCAAGTGCTTAGAGACATGACAGAAAGCGAGGCTTATTACGAAGCGAACAAGGGCGATTGGGATGAGTTCATAGAAGAGTAAGATGATTGCATACATGTGTGTGCCGTGTGCCGTGTGCGCTGCGGGCTGAGTCTCCGGTGCTCACCCTCGACAGGCGAAGACACGCAGGCATGATGCGCGTGTAGAGATCTTTCTCCCTTCGGGAGGGAGTGGTTCGGCTTGACTGCCTGTTGACCCCAGGTTAAGCCCTCCGAGGACCGGCAAAAAAACCGGCCATCAACCCAGTTCGGCAAAGTCCGACGTTAAGGAGCAGACATGTTTACATTTAATTATACAAACCCAGACGGTGATATCGTAGAGTTTACTGATTCCAATAAGGAAGGCGCAAGAGACCAAGCGCAACTTGCTTTCTTTAAGGATTACAGGGCTGGTCTTTGGCAAGGTAAGCCTACTGATGGGTGTATTAACGAATCCGATAACACTACAGAAGACAAGCCAGAGGAAGACAATACATATGCATTGACTTCGGACGGCACCACACCATCTATTGCTAATGGTAATACATGGGAGGAATCTGTAATAAATGAAGAGACTCCGGCTAAGGTAGATGAAAAGCCGTTCTCATACATGGACCAGTTCATGCAAGATGCTCCCGCAGAGCAACCCCCTGCGGAGGAAGATGTCGAAGACATGGCTTCAGACTATGAGCAAACCAATGATGCAATGGATGCTGTATCGGAGGACATGAACCCTGTTGAGCCAGCCCCTACATTCCAAGGTGGCTGGGGTTCTGGTGACAATGGAGTAAGCAACCACAGCGATAAGCGTACTGTTAATTACAATACAGTCAGCCAAGTTGCAGTCGAGCGTCAGAAGAATCACGATACGTGGCTTGCAGACCTTGGGTTGTGCCGACCCCCAGAGAATATCTCTATCACAAAGGCAGGATACAATCGTGGTACTGCTGTTGTTGACCTTGGCTACGATAACCTTGCTGCTGCTCGCACTGTATGGGATGAGAAGCCGGATGCATACGTTGCTACTACACAGTTCATGGACATGATTGCATCAGAGAATCGTGAAGACATGGACTTTACGTTGTCTTCATTGAGAATGAATGACGATGGTATGCTTCAGACTACATGTGGTGACCTTGCATTAGAGGAGCACGGACTAAAGCAGTTGCTTGCAGCCACACAGCGTGGTTCTGGTTTTGATATGCATTCCGATGGTCCACTATTCCCACGTGGTTTCCATACAATGAAGAGCCTTGACCCAGACGTTAGAGCTTATGTATTCAATGAGCATATGAAGCGTCACTGCAGCCTCGATAAGGCAATGAAGTTCCGTACTCGTATGTCTGGTGGTGTTCGTAGTATCTTCGGTGTCGTTGGCCAAGGGTATAAGTCATATGATGCAGACCAAGTTGCAAACATGATTCGCATGGCTGTTGATGACATGCCTTACAAGGCAGAGATTCAATACAATGCAGCCACTACCAACTTCACAATGGACGTTACAATGCACGCTCCATCAGACCTGACTGACTTTAGTGCAGGTGATTTGTATGAGGTTGGATTCCGGTTCAAGAGCAATGACCGTGGTGGTGGCTCCATTAACGGTAATGCTATTGCGTTCTGGAATGAATGCCTGAACATGATCATCCTTCACAGTGAGAAGGCTGAGATTATGAGAGCAATCCACAAGGGTAATATGCAAGAGAAGATGGAGGCTATCCGACAGGGTATGGCTGATGCCCGTCCTGCAATGGAACGGTTCGCTCAGGACTGGGGCCTTCTTGGTGAGACGCCAATCCATACTGCACTTACAACCAGGGATATGGAGGACTATGGATTGCCTGGTGAGGTCCATGCACATACACTATTGCGTAAGATGGTAGCGACTGGAGAGATTGGTTCGGGACTCGGACGTGATGCTGCAGTGCAGATGCTATTCGATTCCTATGCAGACCAAGGTGGAGGTGGCAGCATTCAGGATGTCATCAATGCAATCACACGTATGGCTCATCAAAACCTCGTCAACGATTGTGCTCGTGACACATTGGAGAGGGAGGCCGGACTGTTGGTCCCCGCGTATGCCAAAGCTGCTATCGCATAACAATACAAAGGCCGGTCCCATTTCGGGGCCGGCCCATCCAACTACACCTACAAAGAAAGGTAAATATAATGCTTCCTCAACTACACTTAGACCAAGTATTTAATATTCAAATCAATCAATCAGATGCAGCCCTGCTGCACCGAGTCATCAATATTGCGCAGAGCGAAACAGATATAGCAAACATGATGTCTCCTAAATCTTACCGAAGACTTCAAGCAATGAACCGTCAGCTTGAAGAGATTGTAACTACACTCGTGACTTACTCGGAGTAACCATTCAAAGGGCTGGCCCCATACTGGGGCTGGCCCATCCAATTACACCTACAAAGAAAGGTAAATACAATGACGATAGATGACATCGAAGAATACGCTGACTTAAATAAGATGAGGATTCAAATACAAGTCCTTCATTCATATATTGAATCAATAATACAACGCATGAATGATAGGCCACATGAGTCAGGCGCTATCGCTGAAGGTGTATTGAGGGACATCGTTAGCATGGGGCTGACAAGCGAGTTGATAAAGTTTGCTGATGGGTACCAAAAGCATACCGATATTACATGGGCTGGCCTTGGTTATCACAGAAACAAGGACGGGATGCTTATACCAAAGACAGAATGGGAGATGACATGAATAAAACATATGAAGACCTGGCTACTGCAAGGGCAATACTATCTGACATCAGGTATTCCATTAAGGTTACTAAGCATCAATGTGATAAGTGTGGGACTGATAGATGGGATGATTGGAAAGCATACCAAATAAGACAGAACCTTGATGGCGCTCTCAATAGAGTTGTTAAAGCAATGGAGGTTATCAATGGAAAATAGAATCCGTCCACGTCCGATAGGTTTCATTGATTGTGAGGGT